CCCGCTCTTTGAACCGGAGTGGCAGATGCAAGGGCGCGGGATTTCTGGCCTAGCGCATTGTATCAATGACATGAGGGACGTTATCCAGTCTAACGAATGGGAACGCCTCGCCATGATGCAGATGAGTTCGATTTCAATGGTCGAATACAACGAACACGGCGGGCCCGATCCTGATGATCCAAATTCCTATCTGACCAAAGACGATCAAGACAGAGGAATGACCGTGCAATCTCTCGACGGCGGAACCGTTCGCTATTTCAAAAGCAATTCAGGCGGAAAGATCGAAGTGCTTCAAAACACCCGCCCTGGCACCGCGATTCTTGATTACCATGATCGACTCATGAAGGCTGCCTATGCTGGCCTATCATGGCCATTCGCGTTTTACGAAGGCGCGAAAGCAGGCGGAGGAACAGCGCAGCGAACGGAAATTGCTATGGCTCAACGATCTGTCGAGGATCGTCAAGAACTGCTGCGCTACGCCGTCAACCGCGTCATCGGCTATGCCATTTCCAAGGCCATCAAACGCGGCGATCTGCCCACATCTGCCGACTGGTATAAATGGTCATTCTCTCTGCCCCCGAAGCTCACCATCGACGACGGACGTGTGATGAAAGAACTCGAAACCGGCTGGCACATGGGAACGCGTAACCACCGCGAGATTGTCGGCATGTTCGGAAAGAACCTTGAAGATCACTACATGGAACGCGCCGAAGAAGTGGCGTTGCGCAAACTCGCAGCCCGTGCAGCGTCCGAGAAATACGGCGTGGAAGTCGAAGAACGCGAAATGGCGATGCTCACTCCAAACGATATGAGCGCGGAACAAATGGGGAAACCCGCCGAATCAACCGCACAACCCATCAAAACCGATGAAAATTCTAACGATTGAAAACAAAGCCGCGAAGCTGAAGCTCACCGAGCAAGTCGACAAATGGTCGATGGATGATCTGATCCAAGAGATCGAAAAAACCTACGGCGCGAAAGCTCACGCGGAAGGCGCGAATTTCGGCGATATAACCAACCGCATCGAATCCGCCGCTGATACGCTTGAGATTGAAATCCATTCGCCAGGCGGAAGCGTGCTTGATGGATACCGGCTTTTTAACGCGATCAACGAACTTAAGGACCGTGGCGTCCATGTAACCGCGAACATAACTCTTGCTGCTTCGATGGCCAGCGTGATCGCCATGGCCGCCGATGCCATCCACATGCGCAAAGGCGCACGTATGATGATCCACGAAGCATCTGCCGGAACGCACGGTAACGCGTCGGAACACCAAAGAACCGCCGACCTGCTTGAATCCATCTCTGACGAGATCGCCGGGATCTACGCCACTCGCACCGGCATTCCTGCTGACGAGATCCGCGAATCGATGAAAAAGGAAACTTGGATGGATGGCAAACAAGCCGTCGCGCTCAAGTTCGCAGATTCTTTTGACATCGATGAAAAGGAGAAGGCGAAAACCAAAAACGCAATGAACATCTTAGACCGACTCACAAGCCCATCCGCGCCGGAATCACTGGCTCATATCGAATCTCTGCAAAGCGATCTAGCCAGTGCGCAAGCCGAACTCGCGGAAACGCAAGGACAGCTAACCACCGCTACCGAGTCGCTGGAAGCCGTCGCTTCTGAGATCGTCACGCTTCGCGCATCCAATGAATCCCGATTGGCAGAGCTAACCGAGATCACCGCCGCGCATGAAACCGCGCAAGCTGAAATCATCGCACTCCGCGCTGCTGTCGAGGTCACTAAATCAGCCGTCGCTATCCAGGCAGCCGAACTGCTAGCCGCTACTGGCCATCCCGCACCGGTTCCAGCAAGTGCCGAAGGAGAGCAAGCATCCACCAAAACACTTTTCCAGAAATACCGCGAATTACAAAAAACCGACCCTTCATCCGCCAGCAAGTTCTGGGACGAGAACGAATCGGCCATTGCAATCGGTCTGTAATCCCTCACCTAACCCAATCCCTAACTAACTAATACCATGGCCAACGCCGATTTTTCCAGCAACGGAGTCAATGATGAGATCATTGCTCGCAACGTCCTTCGCGGTTTCACCGCCACCATCGCGCCCCTCGCTGCGCTCGCAACCTCGTTTTCGAGTGATGCCGGCAAACCGGGCGAAAAGATTAAGATCGTTCGTGACGCTACCGCCATTGACGCGGTGCAAACGAAAACGCTTGGAGCCGCTTACACCATCCAAGATTGTGATGCCGACAAGGTTGATATCACCCTCGGCATGCCGAAATATGTCTCTTGGAGTCTAGAGGATTCCGAAGTCGCCAAGGCATCCGGCATCAGTATTGATCTATTCGGATTCCGCAAAGGAAACGCTCTCGCGCAATCCGTTCTGGTTGACATCCTCGGACTCGTTACTAGCGCGAACTACTCGACCGCTGCATTTGTTGGAGCGGCGTCCACCTTCGATGAGGATGACGTCGCCGACATCGCCAAGGCGCTCGACGATGCCAACGTGCCAGAAGAAAACCGCACGATGGTGCTATCAACCGCTTACATCGCAGCTCTGCGCAAGTCAGGAGCCATCAAGGACGCTTCCGGTTATGGCTTCGCCGCCATCCAGTCCGGCAATATCCCAGTCCTTCACGGCCTGCGGATCGTCAAGTCTAACATCATTCCCGCAAACAGCGAGAACCTTGTTGGATTCGCTTGCGATCCTTCAGCCATCGTTTCCGCGTTCCGCTATAACGCACCGCAAGAGGGGCACAAATACAACCGCGCAGAAGCAATCATCGGCGAAGGTGGTATGACACTCGGACTGCGTGACTGGTATGATGAAAACAGCGGTGTTCGCAAGATCGTAATGGAAGCAGTCTATGGCAAAGCGGTTGGCATCGATGCTGGCCTGAAGCGTCTCACTTCCGCCTGATAACCACTAACAAGCGCGGATGAGATTAAACTTGTCCGCGCTTTTTCTCTTAAATTTCAATCATCAAAATCATGTCACAAGTCGCACTTTATATCGGAATCAAAAACGGAATCCGCCAACTCATCGAGGAAGGTGATCCACGCGATATCCGCCACAAATTCAAACATTCCGATGGGGAAGGATTTGAAGCATTGGAAGTTTTTGAATCCACCGTTGGCCGCTCACGTCGTCGTGTTTTCGTCAAGGACTCGCCCGTGCCCGTTGCTACTATCCTGCCACCGCTGAAACCCCACGTCGAAGATGAACCACCTGCCGAGCCGGTCGCCGCTAACGAAACTGAAACCCTGATCACCCTCGCGCAAGGCGATGGACGACGGGCCGACGTGAAAGAAGCCCGCGAGAAACTCGACGAAATGGGCATCGCTTATTAATCTCTCTGTGTAGCGCTGTTATTGTGGGGGCCGCCTGTCGAGTAATCGATGGGCGGTCTTTTTTTGACCTATCGGCAAGGTCATGGGAATACTGGATGAATTCTTCTCGACTCACCAGGACGCGCAGGAGCGGCTACTTGGGACGGTTACGTTAAATGTATCTGGCCAATCCATCCCGGTCGTCTGGGATGCTGTCACGCGCTCGAAAAGCGGAGTTCTAGGCGGGCTCGACAACAACACCATGGCTAGCGCCGTCGCTCAGCCGAAAAACGTAAATGGCGATCCGGCGTTGCTACTAGGCAAACGCGCCACCGTCGAAGGACGAAATTACAGAATCCAAGAAGTCGAGATCGGAGCCGTCGCCATAACCCTCACACTGATCGATCCCGCATCGAAATCTTAATATGTCACCAGTCGGTACAATAACAAACAGACTCAAGTCGGGAATCGTCGATGCGCTCACCGTCGCATTTGCAGATGAGGAAATCACCGTCGTTGACGGCGCCCAGCGCGACGACGTGCCGATGCCGATGATAGCCGTACAGGTTACTAGTGCGGAAGCATACAGCGCGTCACTCCGCACCGTCCAGCGAATCAAAGTAGCGGTCACTCTAGGAGTGCATTACGGCGATGACGAGCCGGGAATAATCCAGTCATGGATCGACAAGCTAGAAGACCTGCTAGCGAACGGCAAAGACATGCAGGAACTAGCTACCAACGGAATACGCATTTTTGACTCGGTTTATTCCGGCGCTGTCGAGGTATGGGATGGGGAAGTCCACGACACCGAGTTTTCAATAGGAGTTATCGCAACCCGTTTTTTGACATCTGACGCAATTTAGGAATCCACCACTAATCCATTATGTCTGCCCCTAAAATTTACAAAAGCGCCACCGGCACGAATCTCGTTTTCGCAATGGAAGACGAGGCTGGAGTTATCATCAACTCTTACTCTCGGAACGTCACCACCACCGTTGCGGAAGCTGCGGACCGCTACAACACCGTGCAGGCGGTGGCGCATTCCGGCCCACGCGCTGAAATCTCAATTTCCGGCTACGTCAAGAGCGACATCGCATTACTTGTCGGCGCTATACTATCCGTAGCGAACAACACAGGACGGTATGGGCTGAGCGGCGGAACGGTCCTTATCAACTCGATGAGCGAAACCGCAGCCAAGGGCGAATTTGCCCAGATTTCAATCTCCGCGACTCAATACGAAGAAACGCTTTCCCTCGTATCCTAACCATAACCAAACACGCCGATTCCCCCGGTGGATAATAGGGGGATAAAAATACATGATCGAATTATTCCACACCGCGAATATCAAGTTGGCAGCCACTCTCGATGCGCTTGGTTTTGATTTGCACTCCCCGCCAGTTACGCGATACATCCGCGAAGACAAAAGCGAAACCGTGACGTTCTGGTTTTTGTCAGAGCGCAAGCTAGACGGACTCCACGCTGGCGCCGTCTTTGACGCATTCATCAAAGGCGACGAAACGCCTCCGCAAATCACACCGGAAGATCCGGTTAAGTTCTCCGTGCACCTGCTGGAAAGCCGCAACAAATGCGTAGAGCTGCTTCACCTAACGCCGCGATTCAAGCGAATGACCATCAATGGCAAGACCGTCGCCATCAATGAAAACGCAAGCGCGGAAACCCGCGCAAAATTTGCAGAAATGATACCCAATAAATAAAAATATGAACATCGACATCATGACAGATTCCGAGGCTATCCGCGAGGCAGCCATGACTACCACAGGCGCAAAGGTTGGACGTTTCGACCTGCGATCAATCACCGCATCAGACATGTCATTCTTTGAACGCGCAGGCGTCACGAAAGACATCGAATTCATGGATGGAGAGATCACTCGAAAAGTATCGTTTGGCGATCATTACAAGGTTCATGCAGCTGCTTATATTTTGGCATCTGATCCACGAAAGATCAGTCGCGAGCTATTCGATGTTCGAGAGTTTTCAGGGATTGTCGATGACTGGGTTAGGTCCGTCAATATGACTCGCGATGAGTTTACGGAACTGGCTCAATTCATCCTCAAGATGAACGCTGCATGGTATAATTCCAGCAGCGCAAGTGAAGGCGACGACTCGGGAAACTAGATAGCCCCAACTGGCTAGCGGCGTATTGTTGGAAAATCGCAAGCGTCACCGGATGGGGCTATGACGAGATCATGTATTCTCTGCCGTTCGCGGCAGGTTTGCAGATTCTGCACGCGGACAGTGCGAGCAAGGGCCGCGTGATGCCATGGAAAAACAATAGCTCACGATCAAAAATTGACGTGTTGGCAAAGATTGAAGAAGCATTCGCATGAGTCGAAAAATATCAATCACCTACGAAGGTCTATCAACCATACTGGCCAAGTTTGACCAGATGGATGAGGGTGGAACTGCGAGATTGATTAAAGCACACGCGCGTCTATGCGCGGTGCAGTTAGCGCTACGTACGCAGCCTTTCAGCGTCGGACAGAAAGGCAAGGGGAAGGCGTATGAATATGGATCAGATCGCGTGAAATATGACATAGGGAAAGTAGTTCGGACAAATAGCAAGCTATTGGAAATTGCCGATCATATCTCAAACGAAAAGATCCAAGCCCGGATGAGGGAGTTGATAGCGGCAGGCGATTATGAAGCCGTTGCCAAAATCCTAAAGGCGACGAGAATAGCTATTGGATTCGGCGGCGAGGTCGAGGTTTTGCGCAATGCCGCCAACATAAAAAGCGCACACCGCAAACACAGAAACCCGCAATCAGGACGCACGCGAGGAAAGACGGATAAAATGTATGTCGCCAATCAATTGCGATGGGACGCATATGTTAAAGAAGCAACAAAGCGAGTAGGTCGGAGCAAGGCTGGATGGGCGGACTGTGCCCGCAAGATCAATGCTGTGCAAGGCGACGGCGCTCGCGGTATTCCAGCATGGGCAAAATCCGCAAGCCATGGATCGGCGGGACAAGTAAATGACAACTCCAAAACAACGCCTCACGGATTTGTTGAGATGACAAACACTATACCATGGACTGACCGCATTTGCAAAGCAAGCGAGCAAGATGCGGCGATGAGCTTCGCGAAACATGCGTTTATCAAATCACTGCAACGGTCATTTTCCGCCGCCGCCAAAAAGACAGGCAACATATCCGACCACATCGATCAGGAAATCAATCTAACCAACGAAGGAGAATGAGCGACGTAAAAATAAAATTTGGCGCGGAGGACGAGAACCTCAACGCAACGCTTCAGAGCGTAAAAAACAACCTAAAGGACGTTGATGTCGCTACGGGAAGCGTATCAAAAGGATTCGATGTTGGATTTAAAACCATCGCAGCAGGAGCCGCCGCTGGCGCATTAGCAGTCAAAGCAGCGGGCGCGGTGATGGATCTAGCCATGAATAGTGCGCGGGCCGTCGTTGACAAGTTTGGGGAGGCTTTGGATTTCGGCGGCAAAATGACGGACATGAGCAAAAGCACGGGAGTCGCCGCAGGCGAACTAACATTGCTGGAACGCGCTTTTGAAAATTCAGGCGTCGGGGCTGACAAGCTAGGACCGCGTATCGGAAAGCTGCAAAAATTCGTTGATGAGGCCAGCATGGGAGGAAAAGAGCAGGTCGCGACAATGGATAGGCTTGGACTCAAATACGAAGATTTGCAGGGCAAGGCTCCGATTGAGCAAATGAAGCTTCTAGCAAATTCGATTTCAAAAGTGATCGATCCTGGCGAGCGGGCCGCGCTATCGATGAAAGTTTTCGGCGGCAAGACTGCTGACATGATCCCGCTTATATTGGATTTTGACGGAGAGCTGAAAACCGCAAAAGATCAGGTGGGTGGATTTGCAGATGTCATGGGACGAAGCAGCGGCGACTTTGATAACCTTGGCGACAACCTAGCGGCGATGAAATCAAAGACTCTTGAGTTCGCGGCTGGATTCCTTGAGAAGGCATTACCGGCGTTGACGAGCTTTGTTGAGAGATTGTCAGGAGTCGATGCCGCTGGATGGGGAGGAAAACTGATGGATGTAATCATGAAAGTTGCGGACGTGCTAATCGGGGCTTTCAAAAATCCAATGGAGTCAATCGATCTGATTGGAACCGCGCTCATTGCTGCCGCAAAGGGATTCGGCAATTGGATGTATAACGGGCTGATCGACATAAAAGATACAACGATCCCAATTCTAGGGGCTGGTCTAAAGACCGTATTCACGCAAGCGGTTGATGCTATACGAGTTGGTTTTATGGATGGACTATCAGACCTGTCCGATGGATTTGCTCGTCTTGTTGACATATTCCCGGATGCCTTTCCGAATGCCGCGAAGGATTTGGGATTGAAGCTCCGCGATGAATTCAAAGAATCCGCAAAGACATACAGAGAGGAAACAGAGCGGGTCAACAGGGCTATCCAAGACGACCTTGCGAAAACGATGGAAGACGCGCAGAAGAGCACGGTGGACTTCTTTGGTGCCAAGCCTGAGCTTGATAAGCTACGCGAAGGGACAGCGAAACTTGAGGAAGACGGGAAGAAATTCAGAAAACAGTTTGAGGAATCCGGCAAAGATACAGACAAATTGGTTAGCGACTTTAAAGACATTGACAAATTTTCTGAAAATCTAAATGGATGGGTATCCAAAGCTGCTTTTGTCATGGTTGGTGCGGCGAAGCCTCTTGCGGGAGAGACTCTAGCCGCAAGAGACAACATGCGCGAGATCAAGACCATCGGGGAATTGCTGAAGGAACGCGACAAAGTGCCGCCGATGAAGAAATTCAGCGAACAGGTAAAAGAGGTCCGCAAAGACCTAAAGGACGTAAGCGTAATACTTGGAGACGATATATCAAAGATGAATCTCTTTGATATGGCCAAAAAGCTCAACATAGAAACCACGCGCAAAACATCTAGCGAGGTGTTCGAGGAAATCAAAGCGTTTGTCGAAAACATCAAAAACAAAAAAGTAGAGATTGGCGTTAACAAAAACAGAACCAAAGAAGACATTGACGAGATTCTAAAGCAAATCAAAAACATGGGAGATGAAACCGAAAGCAATCCCGTTAAGGTGGCGATGGATGGTAAGGATGCCGTCAAATCAATCCGTTCAGAACTCGAAAAGGAAATAGACCTTTCGCTAAGTTCGTCGAAAGGGTCAACAATCTTGGAAGACGTAAAAAAAGCCGTCGAGATAATCCGTGATTGCGTGAAACTCATCGAACCAAAATTGCCACAACGCGCTTTATCCTAAAATCATGATTCCTAAAATATACGCACGATCATCACCTCCGTGGGAGAGCGGGGGGTCAACCGTTGACAGATTTGAAAGCGGATTAATCAAAGTCACGCAAGAATACATATGCCCTACTTCTCAGCGTGAAGAAATCGCGTCAGGCTTTGTAGTAGGTGATGAGCTGAAAGGGATAGCATCTCCGGCATCAGACGGAATTTACATCTATCCATCTCCTCAATCTTCAGACCTAAATAACGGATTCTCGAAAATATCAGTATCGGCATACGGTCGAGCTTCGTCAGATTTGGCAATTACTGTGACATACAATCAGGTTGCGATTACGGTATTGGATCAGACAACAACATTCCTTGCGCCTAATTACAGGATTGTATGCGTTACCAGGTCAGGCGAGATTCCTATTCCTCCGAAATTTTCTAGTTTGCTATACCGAGATCCGATTTATCGATTAACGGGAGGGCAGTTCTCAATTTCTGATTTCCAAAGGAAAATGACATTCACGGCTTCACCGGCAACCGGATACGGAGAAATGCAAGAGCAAGTATACAACATTGCCATCACTCCCAAAGATTCATCATTGCAAGGCGGGGTTGAGATTGGCGGTGGGGCAGTAGTGATAATCGATCCGCCAATAATCGATCCGCCAGCAGAATAAACATCATGGAAATTCCTAACGATTTCGAGAAATTAGTAAAGATGCCAGAATCGGATGGGTATCCGTATTCGATTAAGGCTAGGCACCTTATGGAAAATTTCGCATGGTGTGATTTGCTGCCTAGCGATCCGTTTGACGCTGGCCTAAGAGTCGAGCTTGATGAGGTGTCAGGAGTTACCGCTAGGCACACGCAACGCCGGATGTCGATCACCGGCAGCGAATTGCCAAAAGGAAGCGCTGGTGACATGCTTTACCATGACGGAACACGATGGGTATTGCTGGCCAATCCTGGAAGTGGGTTTTGGGTTTTGGCACACAACGGGAGTATCCCAGCGTGGACAGCGACATCCGAATGCGAATAATATGTCAATCGCCATTACATACGACAAGCTAGTCATCACTCGCGGCGGGTTGCCGTCCTGCTTGTGTTGCGAATGCTCATGCTTGACCGATCCAGACTTTGAAAATGGCCGATCAGATTTTACGGTTGGAAGAACTTACAGGACAGCCGTTACGCTGCTTGGGGATGCTGCATCTTTGGATGATCCATTGCCGTCAACGCCCGGATATGATGAATGGTTTCTCGGATCAAGGCTGGATATTGGAAACACGATAAGCGGTCAAATAGAGTTCTCAGTATGCGATATAGCAACTCTTGATTGGTGGCTAAATTACGACAAAGACTCGACCGAATACGGATCATTTAAAATCTTCCTGAACGGAGAAGAAACCGCAGTAGTCGATGAATCGCTACCATACAATTCGCCAGATAACGAGAATCTGCCAATGACTGGAACCATTGATCTTGATCCGAGATGCGAAACATTAATCAGGATCGAAGGGACATTGCCGGAGTCAGAAAGCGGATCACAATGGATGTTGTTCAAAATAACGGACGCAACGTAAGCATGAATCCAACTTCCAAAGACACGCCAGGGTTGATTGCTATGATCGAAACTGCAAGTTCTGCGATTGTTTCCGAGGTTAAAGAAAGGCGGAAAGGATCGCCATCTGTCACAAAGGAAGCGGCTGAAAATCGCCTAAAAATATGCTATGATTGCGACAGGTTTATACAATCAAGGACACGGTGCGCGGATTGCGGGTGCTTCCTCAAATTCAAGACGCGTCTCATGAGTCAGCATTGCCCGCAGAGTAAGTGGTAATCCGGCTGACTAAAATTGACGCGGCGGAAAGGTTGATATGAACCTTTTCTCTCAAATTGCAACCATGGGGCTAAATGCCAAGGCTCGCTTCACATCCGCTAATATCTCTGGCACACCACAGATCGGGATGAATCAAGAGACGATTTCGATGCCAGATGCCAACGTCGCTTACACTTTCGACGCGCTGCTTGTTGACGCTAGCACAACCGCTACAATTGAGCTTGTAAGCAATACAGACAATGGTGATTTCGCATGGGTAGAAGGTGTACCACAGGTCAATACCGCAACCGCTGTCGGAACGATCACGCTCGCAGGAAGTGCGACGATTACGGTCACTGCCGCCGGAATGACAGGATCGCCAAAAGCGATCAGCGTTGCAGTTGCCAGCGGCGACACTGCCGAAGTATGGGCCGGCAAGGTCCGCACCGCGCTTGCTGCCGATGCTGACGTTTCCGCATTGTTCACAGTAGGCGGCACCGGTGCGGATTTCTCCCTAACCAGAAAACCGCTCGAAACCTACCCTGTCGGAACTGAATCAATCCCGGTTTATCCAGCGACAGACGCAACTCTGAATATCGCGTACACTAACGGCACATGCACAGGGATCACGCCTGATGCTACAAGCGCGAGCACGACGGCGGGAACGGCTACTAGCGGAGTATATGCCCCGGACGTTGACGGCAAAGATTTTGAAGGAGTTGCTATTCCGTCAGGATGGAAAGTTCTGGCAATCCAGATAAAAGGGATATCAGGTGATGCAGAGGTATCATCTGCAGCATTAGGCATGAATCTTTCCCATGTCGCCGCTAATGATTGCATGCTCGTCAACACATACGGCACGCAACCAGATGCTACGGGCGATATTGAAATCTCAACAGGATCGCTTACTAGCGTTGTAAGCGTGACAGTGTTCGGCAAACTCTAATCAAATCATGATCACAAACAGCACAGGCGCGAGCACCGATCTTGATATTGTTGCCAACAAAATCCTAAAATCCTAAGATATGTCTGAGTTTGACAACGTAACAGCACGCATGGATTGGCCAAGCATAAAGCAGGGCGACACATTGCGAGCAATCCAATTTAACGCGGCAAACACAACATCCGATCTATCACGAGTTAGGTGCAAGGTTAAAAACGATGAAGGCGTTACGATTGTTTCATTGGACAGCAACGTGAGCGGGGTCACTATCAACAACTCGGCAGCCGGATCATGGCAATACACGATTGAATCTATTCCGGCATCTGCTACGGAATTGATCGCATCAGGATTGCACAATTACGACATCGAAATAACAGATTCCTATGGCGTGGTTGAGACTCATTTCGAGGGATGCTGGGAAATCAGACCGCAAATAACAGACGTATAAAATCATGACTATCAACTACACCGTTTCGCACAACGGAACGACTCTGCAATACTCGGTTGCGTTTAATACGGGACCGCGCGGCGCAGACGGCCCGCAAGGCCAGCCTGGATCAGACGCATCAGTCAATCAGTCAAACGTCCGCGCCGCCGTCCCTGACATCGTAGAGGTTTCCGCTCCCGCTGAATCAGACATGATCCAGCGCGTAGGAGATTCATGGGTCACGCGCACGATTGCGCAGATCAAAACCGCGTTAGGACTTGGCAGTGCGGCTTATTCAGTCACGTCCGATTTTCTGTCAACAGCCAATAACTTATCGGAACTCCCGGACACGCAAGCAGCACTGGTTAATCTGGGGATGCAAGGCGGTGATAATCAAGTCGGCGCGAAGTTAGGTGAAGGGGCAGACGGAAGCAACTCTGGTGCTGCTGTTGGAAACAACACATACGGAAACAACTATGGAGCTGCTGTTGGTAGAGAGGCATACGGAA